GTTGTTTGCTTCAGTTTGTTGCTCAAGAGCTTTAAGCTCCTCAGTTTCAGCAAAGCCTTCTAAGGTATTCTTTTGACTAATGTAACTTTTTTGTCTTTTGTAGTAGTCTGCTTCTGCTCTTCTAGCCGCAGCATACCCTCTAAGGAATCGTTGCTGTTGTTCCTCATTCATATCTTGAGGATTCTGAGCCATGTTAATTGCAAACAAAAGGTCAGCATTTGAAGCAGGACCAGGCGGGAGATATCTAAGGGCTTCTGAGCCAGCCAAAGTGGCAAGATCCCTTCTAGCAGCAGTGATTTCATTACCTCGTCCAGCGGCTTCAAGGGCTGTTCCTGTTAACCTACCCAAAACACCTCTGTCGAAAATACCAGCATCTTTCATAATCTCCGCTGCACTCTCTGCTTTTCCAGCCATGGCTTCAGCGGCTCTTTGTTTATCATCAGCTTCTTGCTGCTTATCTTCTATATTTGCAGTTCTCTTTGGCTTATTAACCTGAACAAGTCCTACTGAGTCAGGAAGAACTCTTTTTCCTTCGTAGACAACAGTTCCATCATCGTAAAAACTAAGACTCAAAACCCTGCCGTCAGGGGTTGTGTAATTTCGTTGCCCTTCAGAATTTGCGTCTGGATCAAATCCACCAGGAGAAGCGCCAGGAGCACCACCCCCAGTAGCGCCTCCTGTAGGAACAGTCACTAGCCTATTTTCTTTAGGGTCCCAATAAGCAACACCCCCAGCAACACTAACTAATGTGGGATTTTTCTTATCGAGCTGGCTTTCAATGTACTTCTGAACTGATGCCATAGGTGCTGAACCAAGAGCACGAACACTCCCAAAATCACCATTCTTCCTTGCAATGTCCTGAGCAGCAAGGCGTGCGTTAATCAATTCTGACTCTTGCTCAAGCTCAGTAGCCACTTGCCTCTTTTGTTCTCGCTCAGTAGTGCGTTGTTGCTGTGCGGCATTAAAAGCAGACATAGCTTGCTGCATTTCTTCAGGGGTTCTAGCTTGTTGCTGAACAAGACGCTGGAAAGCATTCATGTCAGTAGCACCCATAGCTTGAGACAACAAATTCCTTTGTCTCTCCTCCTTAGCCCTCTGTGCTCTAGCTCCACCCATAAGCATCCCAAGCGGTTCTTGGAGGGTTTGTAGATTAAAATTTGGCTGAAGAAGACCTTGGATTAAAGTGTCACTAATTGATGCCATTATTTATCTCCTTAAGTACCAGAACCTGATGTCATTCTGCCGCCACTTTGGTCAAAAAGACCACCAAGCCATCCAAATAAGCCTTCAAAAGCCGACCCAAGAGCACTTGAGCCTGTTTCGGCAGCCTCACTATTCATGCTGTTCAATGCCCCTGTAGCAAGTGCTGAACCAAACTGACCAGCAAGGTTACCTTGTGCAAGACGGCTTGCCAGCAAGGCATTAACACCACCCATAGATGCTTCACCAAAGAGTTCTGCTCCAATCCGCTGAAGCTCGGAAGACAATTGAGATCCTGCAAGGCCTGGCTCATAAGCACTCAACATGGCATTCAATGGGAGATAACCACTAGTCATAAACAGCTTACCAAGCTCAGCAGCCTGCGCTTGTTCCTTCTGGGCTTGCTCAATAGAGTAAAGAGCTGCCTGATTCTTTGCTTCTTCTTGTGCTTTAGCAAGAGCAAGTTGCTCAGGCGTTCCACCGTACTGTGCTGTGCTAACACCAAGACGCCCCTGTCCCATAAGACGTTCCTCAAGGGCTAGGCGTTGTCTCTCTTCCTCTGGGGTCTGTGTTGCCCTGAGTCTGTTGTAGACATCCTGTATTCGAGCATCCATAGGTTGAGTTGCTTGATTAAAGAAGCCGCCAGCACCGCCAAAGAGTTGTCTTTGAAGAGCTTCCTGCTCAGGGCTAAGATTCATTGTATAGCCACCTTCAGGTGTAGCAGCCATATTTCCAAGGTTTGTTGTGACTGTAAAAGGTCTAAAGCGGGTTTGATCAATAGCCGTTGAAGCTAGTGCATTTGATCTGTTCAAAGCACTTTCACCAACATCACCAATGTTTTGATATGCTTCATTAACCAAAGCAGCACCACCAGCAAGACCTGCGCCTTGCCCTATGGCACCTAGATTATCACTAATCCCTCCAAAAAGACCGCCCCAGATATCAGACAAAGAAAGAGCCATATATTAAGATCTCCAAGTTAATAAGTTTTGCCAATCAAGGTAAAGATGTTGAATTCCTGCAAGGATATTTGGTCAGTTACAGGAACTTCCAAACCAACAACAACATTCGTTCCACTACCGTTTGTATTAATATTGGGAACAATGTACTGAGAACCACCAGAATACTCTGCTACGTTAAATTGAGCATTGCCGTAAAAAGGAAAGGAACCAAAGTTCTCCAAATTAACAGAATACGACTTGAATGAGTCATTAAAACCATATCCCCATTTGAACGTGAGTGTTGTTGAGTTACCTCCAATGATAGTTGGCTTCATCTTTTTGAGAAACTTAATCTTAGAAGAATCCCCAAAGGTCAAGTGAGGACTGTAGTACTTCATAATATAAGTTGCTGTGCCGTCCAAGTAGCCTGAGTAGGAGGCTATACCGGAGGAAGTACCAATGTATAAAGTGCCATCAATAAGCCTTTCAAAACATTTTAGCTTACTAGTGGGCCATCGAGTTACTCTAAAAGAACCATTCTCAAGAGTACCTTTGACATCAAAGCAGAAGATAGTGCTACTTGTAGGGAAGTACACCAAATAAAAATAGTTCTCAGGGCTGTACACAGATGTAATCTGCCCTGTTTCACTTCTTATAAGGTTAATTATATCAGTTTTTATGTTTCTGGACAAATCATTTAATGGAAGTGCTTTTTCTTGAATAGACCTGCTAAACGATCTTAGACCAGAGTAACTCATAAAGAGAACATCAGTTCCTGTGTACTGGACTGAATCCCTTGCAACACAACCTACACCAGCTACAGTATCATAAAGTTCCATAGTAGCAGGAGCTTCAGCCCCTGTGTACGAGACAATACTGTGCTTACCAAAAATAATCAAAAGGTTGTTATGTGCAGCCAAGGCTACAACTTCATCATAACCATCAGGCCATACCTTAGTGATATCAATAGACCCACTAGTACCACCAGACCACTTCTGACCATTAAGCAAGTCAGACCAATAGATCGTAGTCTTATTGGAACTTGTATCAGCTACCCATAGACGACCATAAGCTGCAAGCACTTCATGTGCATAGGGAACAGTGGCTGAGTAGGAAGGATGACTGGACATCTTGGTAACAGCACCGAGGGTGTTGCTGTACACCAAAGGCTCATAACCCCTTTGGAAGAAGTAGCAATGATCGTTAAAGTTTACAATCTTCCAAGCATTCGAGGTGATGGTGTAAGACCCAGGGGTTACATCCGTCAGTGTAGTCGTTCCCCTGAAAATCTTGTTGTTTCCTGCTGAAAAGATTGCAAGGTTTCCTGCTGCGTCTCTAAACTGTTTAACTGCCTGAATATAACTGGTTCCCAAAGGGCTTGCTGAGGTAGTGATAACTGAATATCCCTTCCTTGCAGAGATCCTCCCGTACTTATCAATTACACAGTTGTCTGCATAAGTGGCAAAGGAGGGGTCCATAGAAAGAACAGAGTCCTCTGTATTAAGACCCCTAAACCCAGGCTCTACGAGATTTAATACTTGTAGTGGTTGTGACATTTAGACTACTCTGAAAATTGTTTCTTCAGGATGGTAGGCAGCATCCAATGCAATAGCTTCAGCAAGATATTTATTTGAGATGGCAAGGTATTCTGCTGTTCCTGTGCCTCCGGTCTCTCCTCGCTCTCTAGAAGCAAAAGCAACAGCAAGGTGCATCACAGGAGCCCAAGGCACCTTTATGACATCCGTTGATAGTGCCAAGGGTGCTTGACGAACAACACCATAGAACTTCAGGGTGTAAGCTGCGGCAGGCGTAGGGTACAGAATAATCTTCATATCCCCATTAGAGTCTGCATTGGTGTAACTAAAGTACGTTGGGGTCCCTTGAAGAGGGGTATCAGCAATATTGTTCTGTATATCAATCCAGTCCTTAGCTTGATACTCAATAG